CTTGCTATCTAGGCGTGTATAATCGCATACTTACAGGTGTTGACGTATCATCCCACCTAATCGTACAAATCGTGTATAATATCCGCAAACCCACGTCCAGAGCGGGTTTCTAGGTAGGACCGATACATGGATACAAGGTGGGTTTGTGAAAAAACAAGGAGTTTGTGAAAATAGTGCTTGACATCGTGGCTATGCGGGATATGATGCTTGTGAAATGAAATCACAAGCGGGAACACAGAGGAAACGAAAACCTACACGCAGCGTATCGAACACGAAGAAGGCCGCTGCCGCTGCGCTTATCCATTCCGGCATACCTATACGCACTGCGGCGAAAGAAGTGGGGATCGGCACAGCTACAGCGTTTCGAGCGAGTAAGTTGGACCTCCAGCCGGAAGAATTCGAGATGGTGAAGGAGAGGATACAGAGTAGGTTGTTGGTAGCGTCGGATCGTTTTTTAGGCCATTCGGTGAAACGGATAAAAGATCTAGGCCCTTACCAGGCGATGTTGTGCGCTGGAATTGCTCACGACCACTACCTGCGGAGCCGCGCTGCAAGCCAAGGCGCGGGCATTGGCAGCCTCACACAGATCCTGGTGCTGATCGACCAGCGCACTAGATCTAGTAGTCAATCTGGCGATGGCAATGCCACATAATCCCACTGTTTGCCAAGTGTACCTGCAAGGTCAATGGTAATAGGTAGTTACATACTACTATATCTAGGTAATAGTTTACAGATTATATGTTATACGACAGTCGCAATGATCGCAGCCGCGGAGATGCGATAGTGGGATACTGGAGGCAGCGTACCACCAGCCAGACACCGGGGGGCATGGGCCGAAAAACTTCTCTTGGGAATCGTATATCCCCGTTTCCCACGCACCTCATACAAAAGGCGCTCCCTACAATGGCACAGTTCTTGCTCTTAAGTACTTATAGAGCTTGTAATCAGGGGGGAATAAGGGGGATCACCCCCATTACTAGTACCAGGTCTTGTGATCTCAGGCAATATCAGGTAATGGCGGGGAATCAACGAAAGGAAGAATCGCGCAAGGCACATCGAGACTCACACGGACGTGCGTTTTCGTGGATTTCCTCGTATTATCTCAATACAGGCTCCCAAGAGCGAGGTCAAGGCCACAGGAGTAGGGCCGAGGCACGACCCATGGACCGTGGTCGGTGGACCTCAACGGCATGACGACCCTCACGGCACCCCCTCGTACCCGAAAACGCTCCACCCGTCCCGACAACCAGCCCAATGCCCCGGTGGCCACCCGCACCGACGCCGATATCGTGCAGTCGTGGCGGGATGACCCACTGCTCTTTATCCAGCAAGCCATTCTCGATCCCTATAACGCCACCAATAAGACGACGATCCGCATGACGACCCAACAGATTGAGGGGACGGTGGCGGTCCGCGATCTCGTGCAGGCGAAGCTGGCGGTGCATCGAGGGGATGCCACCGAAGAACAGCAACGGCTGGCCAAGAAGTTGGGCGTGTCCATCATGGCCGGGAAGGGGATCGGGAAAGACGCCTGGATGTCATGGATGATTCTGTGGTTTGTGACGTTCCATCCCTACGCGAAAGTGCCGTGTACCTCCGTCAGCGCCGATCAGATTCAGAAGGTCCTGTGGTCGGAGATGGCGAAGTGGCTCCAAACCTCGCTGGTGGCGTCGTGGTTACGCCTCCAAGCCGACAAGCTCTATTTCGTCGACCTCCCCATACAGGTGCAGGGCCGCCGATGGTTTGCGTTCCCGAAGACGGCCAATCCCAAAGCGACCGAGCAGGAGCAGACCGAAGGGTCGGCGGGGATTCACGAAGACTATCTGATGGTCGCGGTTGATGAAGCCTCCGGAATGACAGACGCGGAGTTTCAACCGTTTGAAGGCACCCTCACGGGCCTCTGTAACTTCATGGTGATGATCTTCAACCCCACCAGAGCCACGGGGTACGCCATTCGGACCCACGAAGAGGATGCGCCATACTGGATCACGCAACGCTGGAATGCGGAAGAGTCGGAGATCGGCAATAAAGCGGTCCAGGAACGGCTCCTTGAGAAATATGGGCGCGACAGCAATCCGTATCGGGTCCGGGTCTTGGGGCTGCCGCCGATTGCGGATGAGCAGACGTTAATCCCCTGGGACTGGATTCAGGACGCCATTGGCCGGGAGCTTGAGGGGTATGAGCGCGAACCGTTGGTGAAGGCCGTGGACTGCGGAGCGGGTGGGGATAAGAGCATCATTGCCACCCGGCGCGGGTATCAGGTCTATCCCCTCAAACGCCTCGTGTCGCCGGAGTCCGCCGTCTTGGTCGGCTGGGTGGGCAACGACATTGATGCCGAACGTCCCGATGTGTGTTTGATTGACACGATTGGCATCGGCTGGGCCGTGGAGGGCCAACTCCGGCAGCTCAAAGGGGCCGTCATTCAGGCTGCGGATGCGCGGCGGATGGCCGATCACAGCGATAAGTATCAGAACAAGCGGGCCGAGATGTACGATCGACTCCGGGAGACGTTCGAGAAGGGAGTGATTTCCATCCCCAACGATGCGGATCTGATCGACCAACTGGGGGCCATTCGCTGCGAGTATGTGGGGTCGAAGATGAAGATTCTGGAGAAAAAAAAGCTGAAGAAACTCATCAAGGAAGGCCACTCACCTGACGAAGCCGATGCGGTCGCCATGCTCTTCTATCGACGGCCACAGATACTCTCCCATCGTGCGGCGGCGATTCGTGCATTCCACGAGGCTCGCCCAATGGAGCAGGGATGGCTCAGGGCCTAAGCGCGAAGGAACGAGAGGCGTTGCTCGCCACCGCGAAGAAGCGGTTTGCGACGATCTGTACGGCGGAGTCACTTCGCCGTTCGGAGACCTTAGAAGACCTCGAATTCGTCTACAACATCGGGGAGGGACAATGGCCGGCGAGTATCCGTGCAGAACGCGACCGTGAGAGCCGCCCCTATCTCACCAGCAACAAGCTGCGGAAGTTTGTGAATGTCGTCGCCAACGAGATTGTGTCTCGGCGTCCCGCGATCGGCGTGAAGCCCGTAGACGACCAAAGCGATCCACTGATGGCGAGGGTGCATGAAGATATTATCCGCAATCAAGAGTATCAATCATCAGCGGAGGCGATCTATGCGGAAGCCGTGACCCATGCCGTCGCGGGAGGCGTCGGGTATTGGCGTGTCCTCACGCGGTTCATTCCCGGCACGTTTGAGCAAGAAGCGTATCTCGCCGGGGTGGCGAATCCCCTGTCAGTCTATCTCGACCCAGAACGGCAGTATGGCTTCGTGCGGACCTCGATGCCGAAAGAGGAATTCCAATTGCGGTATCCCCAGGCCACCGTGTCGGATTTTGCGGAGATGCACATCGGCGATACTGATATGGTGCATTGGCGAGACGGCAATCGCCTCGTCGTCTGTGAATACTTCTGGAAAGAGCCCACGGCCGTCACGCTTGCTCAGGTCCATGATCCTGAGACGAACACGACGACCACCGTGCCCTTAGAAAAGGGGATCACGAAGGAGGGAATTGTCGCCAGAGGGCTCCATGTGGTCCAGACCCGTGAGGATATTCGCTATCAGACGAAGTGGGCGATCCTCACGGGCGCCGAAATCCTCGATGTCCGGGACTGGCCGGGCGAGGAGATTCCCATTGTCGAGGTCTGCGGCGAAACGATTGTCTTGGAAGGCCGGACCTACAAGCGATCCCTGATCCGCGACGGCAAAGACCCACAACGGATGTCGAATTACTGGAAAACCAGCCTCACCGAAACCGCCGCGCTGACGCCGAAGGCCCCATTTATGGTCACACCGGAGGAAATCGCTGGTCACGAAGCCCTCTGGAACTCCGCGAACCTCACCAATCGGCCCTATTTGCTCTATAACGCCCAAGGTCAGCGGATTCCGGATCGCGTCCCGGCCCCGGAAGTGCCCCAGGCTGCCGCACTCATGTTGAAAGTGGCCGACGACGATATTAAAGACGTGATCGGCATCTTCGAGCCGGGCCTTGGAGACCGCTCGAATGAGCGGAGCGGGACCGCGATTCGCGCTCGGCAGTCAAAATCTGATCTCGGGACGGCCCATTTCGGCGAACATCTTCGCCACGCCATTATCTTAACGGGGCGCATCCTCATTGATGTGAATAGCCGGATCATGGATACCGCCCGGATTGTCAGGATTCGCGGTGAGAACGGCCAGGAGCAATTTGTAGGGATCAATCAATCAATCTATGATCCAGTGACGGGTCAGACCACCATCATCAATGATATGTCAGTCGGCAAATATGACGTGGAAGCGACCATGCGGACCTATCAGAGCCGACGCGAAGAGGCGATGGAGGGCATGTTACAGGCGCTTCAATATGCTGGACCGACGATGGCACCCATGATTTTGCCCTACGTGTTCAAGTTCAGTGATCTTCCAGGAGCCGAAGAGATTTATGCGGCCCTGAAATCGGCGCAATCCGCGCCGCCACCCTCCGCGTCCCCAGAGGGCGCGCCAACATCGGCGTCAGGAGTGATCCCTGGCCCGCAAGGAGGCTAAGATGCCAGAGACCGAGATCATTGAGACTCCAATTCCAACAGAAGCCCCTCTATCCGAATCCACAACCCCCGTGGAGCCGACGCCTGAGACGCCAACGAGTGAGACACCGTCTCAGACGCCAGAGCCTACGCAGGAAGACCGACACACGAAGTTCCAGCGGCGCATCGACCAACTCACCCGTAAAACACGCGACCTGGAACGCGCTTTAGAGGCGGAACGTGCATCGCGGATGCCTGCAACACCGGTCACGACCGCGCCGTCTGCCGACGTGGAACCTCAAGAAGCGGAATTTTCCGATTACGGTTCCTACATCAAGGCGCTGACAGCGTATGGTGTGCGGGCAGCACAACGCGAGGCCGAACAGGCGTCTAAGGTCAATGCACAACGAGCGGTCGATGCGGCACTCGCCCAGGACTTCGAGCCACAACTCCAGGCGGCTCGCGCCAAATACGACGATTTCGACGACGTGGTCTCTGCGCCGATTTTTGCGCCGGAGACCCAAGTGATGCTGATGCAGAGTCCCCACGGTGCAGAAATCGGCTATTATCTGGGCCTGCATCCCGCCGAGGCGGCCACGCTGAACACGTTGACCCCCGTGGCAAAAGCCCGTGCGATTATCGCGTTGGAACAGAAGATGTGGACACAACAGACGAAAACGGTCTCCACGGCTCCTGCGCCAATTACCCCGGTGGCGGGAAGCGCGGTCTCCGTCAAAGACCCGTCAAAAATGACGACAGACGAGTGGATGACCTGGGATCGCCAGCAACGCCTGGAACGTCTCAAGGCTAAGCCGCTCGTATAGGAGGTCTATAACCAATGGCGAATACGGTACTCACTCCTACGGAGGTCACAAGGAAAGCCCTTGCCGTCCTCCACAATAAACTCAAGTTTATCAAGACGATCAATCGGGAATACGACGACCGCTTTGCGAAGTCCGGCGCAAAAAATGGCGGTTCGCTGCTCATTCGTGAGCCCAACCAGTTTACCGTCCGTACTGGCGCAACCATGGATGCCCAAGATGTAGCGGAAACCTCTCAAACCCTCACTATGGCCACGCAAAAGGGCGTCGATATTAACTTCAATTCCGTGGAATTGACGCTTTCGCTCGATGATTTCAGCCAGCGCATTCTTGAGCCCGCCATGTCCCGCTTGGCGGCTGATGTCGAGTACACGGTCCTCTCAAACATCTACAAAGACGTGTACAATCTCACTGGTGATCCTGATGCCGAACCCGATGCCATGCTGAATGTCCTCAATGGCAATGCACGGGTCAGCGAGGGATTGGCTCCAGAAGGTGATCGGCATTTCCTGCTCAATTCAGCGACAATGGCCCCGCTGGTCAATGCGGTCGGGACCTACTTTCATAAGGCCAGCGAACTTGAACGAGCCTTCGCTGAAGGGTACATCGGGATAGCCGGAGGGTTGAAGTGGTGGGAATCCAATATGGTCCCCAGCCACACCAACGGCAACCGCGACGACACGACCCCAGTCGTCAACACCTCCACTGGCATTACGAGCGGAACGGCGACCATTGCGATTACCGCCCTCGATGCCACGTCAACCGTGAAGAAGGGCGATGTGTTCACGGTGGCAAATGTGTGGGCCGTCAATCTCGAAACCAAGCAACGGTATAACCGGCTCGCGCAGTTCGTTGCCACGGCTGACGGGACGGCGTCCGGTGGGGCGTTGACCGTCGCGGTCAGCCCGACGCCCATTACCTCCGGGGCCAAGCAGAATATCGAAATTGTCAGTGCGGGTTCCGGCAAGGCCGTCGTGTTTGAGGCCGCTGGTGGATCTGGTGATGCCTCGGCCGTACTGACGCAGCCTTTGGCCTATCACAAGGACGCCTTTACCTTCGTCACTGCCGACTTGGAAATGCCGAAGGGTGTGGACTTCGCGGCTCGGGAAGTGTTCGATGGTGTGTCACTGAGGATTGTGCGTCAGTTCGACATTGTGAATGATAAGTTCCCCTGTCGTATCGACGTGCTCTTCGGGTATAAAACGTTGAGGCCAGAATGGGCCGTCAGAGTCAGAGGGTGATAAGTATTAGAAACTAAAGGAGGTTTCTATGGCAGTCGAACATTTGACCAAAGGCAACGATGATGGTACCACGATGGGCCAGTCCGCTACGGATAAGATCAGTTTTTATGGTGTGACGACTGTCGTCCAGGCGAGCATTGCCGCTGCGGGCACTGATGCGGCGACCACGCAGACGCTGGCCAATGATCTCAGAACCAAGTTGATTGCGTTGGGTTTGGTGGTCTAACACTGACGGAGGAGGGGCAGGAATCGACTCTGCCCCTCACTCCAGATTCTATGAAACTCATTTTTGCGATTCCAACGATTGACGGCTCGATTCGCTCGGAATGCGTCTTGAGTCTGCTGACGGCTCAACGTCTCCTCTTTGAGGCGAAGATCGACAGTGATCTCTTCGTCATTGCGGACTGTCCGTATTTGCCAACAGCCCGCAATACGCTGGTGGCGATGTTTCTCCAAGAGCCGGAGGCTACCGATCTCTTATTTGTCGATGCCGATGTGGGATTTGACGCCGAGGCCGTGCTTCGGTTGTTACATCGGCCTGAAGAAATTGTCGCCGGGGTATATCCGCTCAAACGCGACAGCGGCGGATGGCCGATGGTGATGCAAACCAGAGATGGCATTCCTCTCGGGCGGGATGGACTGATTGCAGCGGATTTCGTGCCGACAGGCTTCATGCGAATTCAACGCGGAGTATTTGAACGTCTCATGGCCGCCTATCCAGCGCTTCGATACGCAGATAGTGTGGTGGAGACGATGGGGGATGGGTCTCTCCGGGAGGCATGGGATTTTTTTCACATGGGGATTGATCCTGAACGGCAACGCTACACGACGGAAGATTATGCCTTTTGTCAACGCTGGCGGGATATTGGGGGCCGTTTGTGGATCGATCCCGATATTACCTTTTCGCATATCGGACGCAAGGCGTATCAGGGCAATCTTCATCAGTGTCTGTTGCGACAACCAGGGGGGCGGGACGACCTTCAAAGGAGTAGAGATCATGCCAGTGAAGCCGGGATCGAGTAAACGGGTGATTGCAGAGAACATTAGGCGAGAAATAGGCGCGGGGCGACCACAGAAGCAGGCGATAGCCATCGCTATGCACGCAGCCGACAAATTTCCTCGGAAGGGAAAATAGGGCGGAACGATGCTTGTCAGCGACGTGATCACCTCTGCGCTCTCTCGGATTGGAGTGATTCCTATCGGCGGAACCATTCCGGCAGAGTGGACGACTCTCTGTATTGTGGAACTCAACCGACTCCTCCAACATTGGGCGGCTGTGAACCTGTTTCCGGCCAAGGTCGTCAAGGGTACCTATACGCTCAGTGCCGGGACGGCGATTTACACGGTCGGTACCGGGGAAGCGATCAACGTGGCCCGGCCAACGCGGATCGTGGCGGCGTCCGTGACATTGAACAGCATCGAAACGCCCTGTGATGTCTATCATGGATTGAGCGAGTACATGGTGAGTCCTGGCAAGGAGATGCGCGGGCGTCCGATGCAGGTGTTTTATGATCCCGGTATCACGCAGGGCACGTTGAGTCTGTCCCCCATTCCAGATGGGGCCTATTCATTGGCACTCTGGAATGTCTCGGCGTTGACGGCAGTCACACTGGCTACCGATACCGTGACCGTGCCAGTCGATTTCGAGTATGTCGTTACAGTGGTGTTTTCGGCCCACCTGATGTCGATATGGGGCAAGTATGACGAGTTCCTGGCCAAAGAAGCCATGCTGGCGTTAGAGTCGGTAATGCCATCTCGCGTCGCGCCTGCGGCGACTGCGGGGAGAGGGTGACATGCTCGCCAGTGATGTGATTACCTCCGCATTCAGGAGAATAGGGAAAACGCCGATGGGTGGGGTTGAACCGGCGTCCTATACGGCGTTTGCCCTCAAAGAACTCAGCGATATGCTTCAGCACTGGGCGGCTGAAGGATTGCTCATCCATGCGTTGACGACGCGCACACACGTCCTGACACCAGGCACGGCCTCGTATACGATCGGCAGCGGAGGCGCGATCAATGTGCAGCGGCCTGTGGATGTCAGACATGCGATGATTACAGGTGACAGGTATGATTCGGAGTGTCGCATTGAGCCATCCATCTTTGCCTATCAAGCCTATCGTGACAAAACCACACAGGGGCGGCCCAACGAATGCTTCTACGATCCCACGTATCTCTCCGGGCTGGCATCGATCTCTCTCTACCCGGCGCCCAATGCGGCCTACACCTTGACCTTGAAGGTCTTAACGGCTCATGTGGCCCTGGCCCTGGCGACTGATACGATTGTGGCGCCGCCGGAGTATGATGCGGCCATGAAAGTCAATCTGGCCGTAAGACTGATGATGCCTTTCAGCATGGCCGATCCCTTGGTGCTGTCAGAGGCGGCGGCTGCAAAATCGGTGTTGATGAGGAATAATGTGAAACGGCTGATGGTACGTGCGCAATTCGATGCGGCGTTGTTGAGGACGACGACCTATGACATCACCACAGGGATATAGGGAGGATTCTATGCGAACAGGGATCAGGCTGATACTCATCAGTCTCGTGCTCAGTCTTTGTATGGTCTCGCAGGCGAGGGCATGGATTCCACCGGATTATGAAGCGGTCCCGACGGTCACGCATACGGCAGTCGCGGTCGCTGTAACCTCGACGGCGACCGTGGCCGCGAAGTCTCATCGGACGTTCTTGATTTTGGAAAACATCAGTGATACGAACATCGACTGCAAAATCGGAGCGACGGCTGTCGCTAATGAGGGTATTCGACTCTATGCTAACGGTGGCACGCTCTTCATGGACGCGAAATATCCAACAGGAGCCGTAAACTGCATCCATGTGGGGACTGGCACAAAGACCTTGGTTGTTACCGAAGGAGTGCAGTGATGCGGCGTCTCATTGTCCTACTTCTCGCGTGGTCACTCTGGAGCGTGCCAGCCTTTGCCGGCAGTCTTAGTGGTGGCGCAGGTGGAGGC